TTCTGCGTCAAGTGGTGAGGTTTTTCTAAACATCCACGATACGGTGGTTTTTATAATATCTGAACTTGGTCCCGCTGTCAGTTCTAATGCTGTGATAGATTTTGGAAAACACTCTTCTATCCTAAGACCAAATGTCTTGCGATTATTTTGATTCAATAAAAATATATCCATCGTTCCAACATAGTCATTATAATACGCTGCATCAAATGTGGTCACGTTGTATGAGAGTTGTTGCCATTGTTCAAAGAACTTTCTCTCATCTAACCCAGCTGTTGCTTGAAACGTCATGCTAATCTCTTCTGCAAATAACACCTCTGTGATATATTCTCTTTGTGGTCCTGTTATAGCACCAGCACTCGCTATTTGAGTTTGCACTGACCTACCTGGCATTTGGAGACTTTCTGCCCGCAAAGATATGTCTTGCACGTTGTGGCCACCCATCGCTGGAGATGCACCACGGGGCGGGTGAATTTGAACCTCATATAAGTTTGGTCTACCGTATGCGTTTTGGTCACTAAATGACGCTAGTATATCATTTAGTAAACTAAATCCAGCAGCGTCTGCGAATGTGCCTAATCCTGTTGCCATTTTTTACATCCTTAAAACATCTTCTTAGTTTCGTTATATACCTTAGACGTAGATGCTTTCTTAAATCTTTGCACTGGTAACAAAACTGCGATCACCCACTCATCTGGTGTCACCACACGAATTTGAGACTTTAGATGACCATAAAGATATCTCTTAATAACTGCTTTGGCCATTGGTATGGTTCTAGCCCTTGCATAGTTTATTCTAAGTTGCTCCCCATCATTATATTGGTTGTCCTCTGGGATAGTGTTAATTTTATCAAGCAGTCTAATTCTCAAAGGTATCGGTAGATAATGAAAATTTAATCCTAAAAATCCATCATTATATCTCTCCAAAGGTAGAACCAGTGGAAATGTATCATAGTATGGTAAAGTCTTTTTATATTTAGGATCATATACAAACATATTCAAGTTAAAAGCAGACACTTTAGCTGTTCTGCGACCATCCCTAATCAAGTCTAAGGGTGCTGGTTTACCAAACTCTCGTATCTTATCCCGATACCACCCAATTGATTTTGGTGCGCTTTTCGTAGCATCTTGAACACTTTGTATGAAATTGTCTTCGGCCATATAATTATTTATAACGAATACCTAAATCATCCTCTGTCAGTATCTTGAATTCCATACCATTGTCTTTACACCATTCAGTTGCATATCTCCACTTTGAACTATTCACTCCCCAAGTCCTCACCTCATTTAGATACCTTTTAGTTTTTCTTTCGGGTTCTTTTGGTGCTTTTGTTTGTTTCTTAGGTTTTATTTCAATAATGAGTTTTTTGGTTGTCCCTTCATTCGTTTTTATCTTTATGTAAAAATCAGGAAAGTAACGATGTATCCGGCCATCCCAAGGTGACTTGTAAGGTATCACCACCTCTTCACTACCCCACTCTATGATTGACTCGCTATGGTCACAGTACACCATAAACTTTCGTTCCCACAGAGAGCGATAGATCACATTGTGTGGATTACCTCTATATTTCTTTGGATTTTTAGGAGTGTATCGACCTTTGTATGACATGATGTATAAATACTTTAAATAATATAAGGATTATTTAGTATGCCTGTATTCACAGCACTTAGAAACAAAGCTCGTTCCACTGCATCTGGATTTCTCACTAAAACCGCACAAAATGCTCTTGGATTGAATAGAGCGAAAGGTCTTAGGTTCAATCAACCCAACACTGGTCCTGTCACTGGAAATGCTCAAACCACTAGAGGTGGTGAGATTCTTCAATATCCCCTTGACCTTGGCACAGATGGTAACAGTCACTTCATTGCATTTTTTATAAAACAGATTGAATCTCCAAAAGCTGAGCTCGCTAGTCCAGAGGGTGATAAAGAAGAGAAAAAACAAAAAGAGGCAGAGAAAAATACAGGCGTTAAATTTGGGGGCGGCACTCAAGGGAGAAAAGCACGACGAGGACAAGGAAACTTTGCCAAAGGGTCATCGCAAAGAGATAAAACTGCTGACGCAAAAGAACTTAGGAAAAAAACTGATGATGCTAATAGAAAAGCATTTGGAACAGGTAAGAAATATTTATCAATACAAGAAAAAACTAGACCCACATCAAAATTAGTAAAAACTATCGCTTTGTATTTTCCGCCATCTGTGCAACAAGAATATTCGTTGAGTTACAATGAGCAGGAAATATCTAGACAGGCAGCGTTTGGTGCGTCAGTGATACAAGCGTTTGTTGAACAAGGTAATTTAATTGACTCTTTTAAAGCATCTGTAGACCCAGCATTGGAAGGATTTAAATCTGTTGTAAATCAAATGGGTATCTCTGCATTAGATAATATTGCGAAAGGATCAAAAGCTTTAGTTGCATTAAACAGAGGGAAAGTCCTTGCCCCTAAGATGGAGGTCATGTTTGAAAATATTGGTAAGAGGTCATTCTCTTATAGTTTCACCTTCACCCCATCATCTGAGCGAGAAGCAGATGAGGTTCATAAAATTATTCAAGCATTTAGATTTCACGCATCCGCAGATTATGCAGATGAGTTCGGTTTTGAGTTGACTATCCCAGATCAATTTGAAATAGAATATTACACAAAAAACAACACACGAAATGAATATTTACATAAGATAGGAACTTGCGTGTTGGAAAAAGTTGATGTCACATATGGTGGCGAGAAAATGACTTGGCACGAAACAGGACCAAAAGGTGCGCCGCCTACGAAAACAACGATGGCGTTAAGTTTCAAGGAACTCATGACTGTCACAAAAAGTGCTATCGAAGATGGATTTTAAAAATGTATTTTTCAAAGTTCCCCTTTATATTCTACGATTCTGTCGGTAATTTTGATTTTAAGGTTGTAACTAATCTTTTAAGACGAGTTGCGTTGAGAGCCAATCTTAGAGAGGATACACTAGTTTTTGACACATATGATGTTAAAGATGGCGAAACACCAGAGATACTTGCTCATAAACTGTATGGTGATCCACAACTGCATTGGGTAATTCTTTTGATAAACAATATCACCGATAGGTATCATCAGTGGCCCAAACCTTACATTCAACACATAGCATACTTGAATGAAAAGTATCCAACGTCAGCAGAGTTGAATGCATTACACCACTATGAGATAGAACAAACCTCTGGTGATACCACTATAAAAATTAATATTGGAAAGGACAACACAGACTTTTCTGGTGCAACTGCAATAAGCAATGTCGAATATGAGGATGACCGACAAGACAAACAAAGATCAATCCGTTTACTGGACCCAACATACTTGGAACAGTTTATTGAAGAATTTGAAGAACTGATGGATGAAAGTGCGATTTAATGTCAACGGCCGGTAATAAAGAAAAAATTCAAAAAGCAGGTGGTTTTCATGTGCAACAGCTTGAGATTATTACCTCAAAGGGTGCCGTCGTTGATTTACTTGGCGCTCTTGTGCATATCACCTTTTTTGAGGATATTCAATCAAGCAGTATAACTGGAAATTGTATAATTAATGATCTTTTAAACTTATCAACGGTTGGTCCTGTAATTGGCCAAGAATACCTTCGCATGAAAATAAACACGCAAGGGCTCAGTGAGGATGAGGGCACATTTGATTTTACGGAGAACTTATTGGTGATCAACTCTTTGACATCAAAGTCAGAGGGTGCGAGTGGTAATGAGTTTTTAACGATAGAGTTCTCTACATCAGAGTTACAAAAAGATCAACGAATAAGAATAAATCAAAGTTATTCTGGCGCATACTCCGACATCTTCAAAAAAATTATGAGGGACCATTTGAGTTCAAAGAAAAAATTATATGTGGAACCATCAAGGGGAACGAAGAAATTGATATTCCCCAACTTCAGTCCCTTTGAAGCAATTAACATGATGAAAAGACAAGCGGTGTCTGCTCATGATGGCTCACCAACTTACATGTTTTTTGAAGATTTCAAGGGATACCATTTCAGAAGTTTATCAAGCATGTATTCTGAACCAACAGTTTTTACATATAAAACATCTGTGCCTGGTTCTAAACCAAACGACCCTGTTTCTGATTTGTCAACAGTTATTGATTTTCAAATTCAATCTATTGGTGACACTGCTGCAGCACAGAGATTGGGCGCATATGCATCTGAACTGATATCATATGACACATACACTAGAAGACACATAACTACTATATATAATTATCTAGATAATTTTGATAGTGAGACACATGTCACTGCCGGTAAGG